GGCGGCGTGGGATAACCTGCGTTTCCGGCAAATTCAGGCGCCACACTTCGCCCCATTCGTCGCCGCCGTACCAGCCGCCGTAATAACCGCCGAAGCGACGGGGGCCGAACTCGTCGATAGTGGCGTTGGGATAACCCAGTGAGGCTGCCAACGCGATGAAATACGGCCGACTTTGCCCGCCCGCGTGAATCAGTTTCGACACCACCGCCCGGACCCGCTCGTACACCGTCAAGCTGCCCTGTACCGTGCATTCATCCGGCAGCCCCAGGGCGCGTTCCCAGCGCTCCAGTAGCTCGTAGGTTTGCGACGGGTTGGTCTCCCTGTACAAGTCATCAGCGCGAACGTCGACGCGAAACAGCGACTCGGATAAACCGCGCAACAGGCGCTGCAAAATGCTGTTCCGCTCCTTGGCCCACGCCTTGCCCGGTGGCAATAGCTGGCTCATTCCTTCGCGGTAGTGCTCGCCACTCATTGCCATGCAATAGCCCCCAATACCGGCATTTGGCCGGTGGTGAACACCAGATCGGCGGCGGGTGCGATCAGAACGCTGTCTTTCTCACCCGGAGATACCGAGATGGCTTCACGCATGTGACTGATCAACAAGACACCACCAGGTACGGCTTCGCGGGCGAACAGGTCGCGCAGTTCGGCGGTGACCGCTGCACGGGTGACCGGAGTGTCCGGGAATAGGCTGATATTGAAGTCCACAGGTGTTGGGACTGGCGCCACGACATACACACCCGGTCGCCCCGCCGGGCGGCGATCTCCAATGTAGGTCGCACAGGTATCGACGATCTCTTGATTGGGAATCGGGCTGCCGGGTTGACGGTCGCAAACAAACCGCACACTGACGGTGCCGACACCCATTTCATGTTCGGTGGACCACGCCCGCGTTATCGACGGGTGCGACTCCAAGGCCCAGACCTCGTAATCCGTGAGGCTGCCGCCTTGTGGCGGCTCGCGCATGCGCATTTGTATCTGCCCTACTAAGCCTTCTAGACCTTCTTCATCGGTGCCACCGCCCAGCCCTTCAGGACCAACCGTTGCTGTCGGCTCTAGCCGGTCGACAGGGCTTAAAAAACTGAGCTTTACGCCAGCCGGTTGATTGCCGTCCGCACCTGATTCGACGGCGGCCAGTTGCACGGTGCCCGTGGCGGAGGTCAACACTACGGGGGCGGTCACCCGGTACAAGACGCCTTGCTTGCTTTGAAGCTGTGTCCCGACCACCACTTGGGCACCAACCGCGCCTTTGACCTCGGCGACGCCTCCAGCGTAAGTCGGCGGGGCGTACCAAAGGCCGTACATTCGCGCCCAACGCTCAACACCGTCGGCGTCGGCCTGCTCATCGGGCAGAAAGTTTTTCTCCAGGGCGACCAGCTTGCCGTACAAACCCTGCACCGCTCCAGCGACGGCCGCACAGATCACACCCAACACGCTGCGTCGGGTCCGCGCTTCAGAACCCGGCAGTTGGCCCTCGATGTCGGTGGCAATCTGATCGCGGTTTTGCTGCAAGCTTGGAACTTCAAACGCCATTTAGTAACTCTCCCACAAACTGTCGTATAGGCCTGATTCAACGCTGCCGTCATGGCGATAAATTTCAATGGAAAGGCGCAGCAGGCCTCTTCGTGGAGCGGTGGCTACGGCTTCCACCTTGGCGGCAACGCCGTCCTCCAGCATCCAGCGCATCGCTTCCTGCGCGTAGTCCTGGGCACGGTGCAACACTTCCGATAATTGCTTTTCACGACCGAGCAACCAAAGCCGCGAGCCAATCTGGTCGCCTGCCACTTCGGAAAAAACATCCGCCCACCAGCCGCGCAGGTCGGCGCTATCTCCCGGTAATTGGTCGTCCTTTCGGGCGCGGCGGTCCGAAAAAAGACTGACCAATGCCGAACTCAACAGCCCCGACTCCAGCACCAGGTCGCCGTCTTCATAAGCCAGATCGCCACCGTCAGCCCCCCAAATCAATGCCACGTCGCTCACTGCGCACCTCCCACCGGGGCCGATGTCTGGTCGTTACCGCCGGTGACGCCACCGTGAGGGTGAGTGCTCAGGCTGACGCCCGCGCCGACAACATCGCCCTTGGCGATAAATTTCCCGGTTTGGTTGATCACAGGCGTATCAAAGTTCACCTCAACCGAGGCCTTGATATTGAGGGTGCCGGTCTCGATGTCGACGACCCGGCCACGCCTGAAAACCACGCAATCACCCTCATCGGAATACATGGCCACCTCGCCACTTTCGAGGCCGGTCAAACGATAACGACGGTCTGCGCAAGCGATGGCCACGCTATGGGATTGGTGCCCGCCAATGGACGCCAACAAGACTTCGGCGCCTGCCTTCGGTACGGCAGTAAACCCGTAGCCTTGCCAATGCTCGATGCCGTCCAGCGGTTCGTTTGCATAGGCCTTCACCTGCAGGGTTTGCATCTTGCTGGTGTCGTTCGTGAGCGAGACCACGGAGCGGGTCAACATCTGCGCCAGGCGTCGTTTGATCGGCGCGAGAATGCGTTCTAGGCCGTCCATCAATCGTCCCCCCGGTCTGTCTTGGACTTCTTCGCCTTGGGTTCCGGGAGCGGCCCAATGGCAAACGCTTCCTTTGGCATTACGGTCAGCTCAACCCGTTCGCCGTTGTCATCGAGCGAGTAACTCACATCGGTAATCAGGCGCTCGTCTTCGGCCAGCTCTGCATAGGCGTCAGTGACGTTGACCAACATGTTGGGACGCCACAAGTCGCCATTGCTCTGGCGGTGCCCCATTACTTCATAAACCACGGACTGAGCCCGGCCCCAACGCACATTTTGTTCCCAGGTAATGCGGTCACTTGCCGAAGCGCTGTCCAGGCTCTGTTCGGCCATCAGAGTGACCGGCCGATACCTACCGATGCGCGTATCTATTGCCGTGGCCATCACTCCGGCGGTGGGCGCGCCAAAAAACTCGTCAGTGCCCGGCATTTGCCCCTTGAGGGTGTAGTGGCTGAACACGTTGCGCAGGTCGACCTCAGGTTGCCCGGTCAGGATGTTATCGCCCAGGACCAACGGATCATGGGCGCGCAGAGAGCCTGCCCGCGTCAAGATCAGATTACCGGTGCCGTCAGTGGTCAACAGGACGCCGCGAATCCGCGCAGCTCGTTCCAGCGCTTCAAATACGGTTTCGCCATCATCGGGTTTCAAAGTGGTAAACGGCGCATTGACGTTGGCCAGATCAACGACCTTGATGCCAAACGGCCGGGCCAGGGTGCGGGCAATATCGGCCAAACCGCGCCCGATCCATTGGGTACTGGCTGCCGTGCAGTCGATCAGGTCGGCGGTCTTATCGCGGCCACTCAACGCCATACGATGTTCTTGGCTGTTGTACTTGGGCGCTCGCACGTCCACGTAGCCCGTAATTAAAACCTCGCCGTCCACCGTCAGCTCACAGGCTGAACCAGCCTGCACCGGGCGTATGGTGTCTTGACCAGCCCAGCGGTCTGTCACTTGCAGGGTGAACGAGCCAGACAGCCGCTGCATGGAAAGCTGGACGCCATAGCCCTGCCAGCCGCCCCATTCGTAATCGTCAATCACCAAACGGATGTCAGACACGCTTAATCTCCAAGGCAATACCGCCGGGCACAAAGCCGGGGTGGGTAATGTTGTTGCGGCTCGTCAGCTCATCGGCGCGCCGGGCGTCGCCATACAACTGATGGGCAAGCAGTAAGGCCGGAACGGTGGTGGCCGGGGTGTGCTGCGACAGGGGCACCAAGCTGGTGGATCGGGCATTCATACCGCGCACCAGGTCGACGTTCAGGCGCGTCAAAAACGGGTAGATCTCACTCGGCGCACTGAGGCGTTGCCGGTCCAGCTCGTCGATCAAGTCGTCCCGAACTTTGACTGCTTCTTGGCGGTTGTCGTACTCGATGCCAGGCCTGCTCTGAGTCTCCAAAATGTTCAAGCCTGCAAGAAGCGTCGGCTGACCAGCACCGGCACCGGGTAGGCCCGGAATATCGACAGGAAAGCTCTCGTCCATGTTGATGCCGTCCAGGTTGAAGGTGTGCGTCTGGGCTTTACCAATGGCCAACCGTGATGCCTCACCGACCGCTATACGATCGACCAAGTCGATAATT